TTATGACAAGTTTCTTAAAGCCAACACTCGTGTGTTCTGTATGTCTCCTTATGAGTCTACAGTGTTACAACGCATGTATTTAGGCCCTTTTTATACTCTGATGTGCCAACATAGTGATGCGTTTTGCGCGTCATTAGGCATTAATATGCACTCCACTCATGTGGATGAATTCGTCAATGATATGACGAGCTTTTCCGATAAATTTATGGAGGGCGATTATTCTGGTTATGATACCAGTCAGAGTGTTGAGACAGGTCTTTGTGCCAATACTATCGTTTATCGTTTTTTGAAAGAACGAGGTTATAACGACAAGGCACTTAAGATCACTCAAGGAATCTTAGCTGATAATTTGTATCCGCTGGTTGTTATGGAGGGCGCTCTTATTAGAGTGCCATCTTTTCAGCCATCTGGAAAATATGCAACAGCTGAAGACAACTCCCTTCGTGGTCTTGTCATGTTGGTTTATGCATGGGCTTATATCTGCACTCCCTATGGACGTGGCACTGAACTGAATCAAACCGATAAATATTCGGTAGAGGACTTTTTTAAGTTCGTTAAACCGAAATTATATGGTGATGATTTGTTGTGTTCTGTCAAGGATGAGGTGATTGATATTTTTAATAACATCACTTATCAGAATGCCTGTGTGAAGCTTTTTGGGATTAAATATACTAATGCCCAGAAGACTTCAACCATGGAAAAATATCTTACTTTTGATAAAACATCTTTTCTTAAGCGCAATTTTGTGTACCGAGAAGATCTTGGACATTGGGTAGCCCCATTAGATAAAGATTCGATTATGAAGGCGTTTTCATACGTCTTACCGTCTCGAGTCGTCACAGAGGCTGAACAAGTTCTTGATGCATCCGGTTCATCTATGCGTGAACTCTTTTTTCATTTAACTGAAGATGAGTTTACGAAGGTGCGAGAGAAGTTTATTGATCGTTTATCGAAGGTGTATGAATGGGACGTTGAGACGCTTAAAAAGGCGTATCCGTCCTTTCAACAAATTCGCTCTTCGCTTTACGGCGAGGAGTAACAAAACAAAAACTTTACAAGCGGAAGTCCGTAGCATCCCGAGACAATAATCGTGCACGGGAGCGCGTTAGC